AAACAATTGGTAAATCTAGAGGCTACGTTCCACGTCAAGAAATAGATACTGGAGACAACAAAGAATTTAGAATTGAAGTAGTAGAGTGAGAGACTTAAAAACTAATATAGTCTGGAAACACTTAGAGAAAAGCCAAAAGAAAATAATAATTGAACAAGGCGGTTCTAGAAGCGGTAAAACATATAATATTTTAATCTGGATTATATTTGGTTATTGCCTTAGAAATAAAAATAAAGTAGTATCTATATGTAGAAAAACTTTTCCTGCATTAAGAACCTCAGCTATGAGAGATTTCTTTGAGATACTAAAAACTTACGAACTATACAGCGAGGAAGATCATAATAAGACAAGTCACGAATACAAGATAAACAGCAACCTAGTAGAGTTTATAAGTTTAGACTCTCCTCAAAAAGTAAGAGGACGTAAAAGAGATTTACTATTTATTAATGAGGCTAATGAATTATTTTGGGAAGACTGGAATCAATTAGTATTTAGAACAGTTGGACGTATTATTCTAGACTACAATCCTTCTGACGATTTTCACTGGATATATGACAAAGTAAAAACTAGAGAAGACGCAGACTTTTTTAGAACTACATATAAAAATAATAAGTTCCTGGAGGAATCAATAGTAAAAGAAATAGAAAGACTACAATTCACAGACGAGAATTACTGGAGGATATACGGACTAGGAGAGATAGGACAAAGCAAAGCTACTATATTTCAATTTAGAGAAATAGAAACTATTCCTGACAATGCTAAGTTTATTTCCTATGGTATGGATTTTGGCTATACAAATGACGCAACTTGCATTTCTAAAATTTACATACACGATACTAACCTTTACTGTGAAGAGCTGTTATACCGTACTGGAATGACAAATAGAGATATTCATAATGAATTGTTAAGTCTAGAAATTAATAGACGTGATGAGATTTTTGCCGACAGTTCAGAACCAAAAACAATCGATGAGCTCCATAGATTTGGGTGGAATATAAAACCTAGTACAAAAGGACGTGACTCAATTAATATAGGAATTGATATGTTAAAACGATATACTATTCACGTAAAGAAAAATAGTCTAAACGCTATTAAAGAGTTTCGTAATTATAAATGGAAAGAAGACAAGAACGGAAATATACTTAACCAACCAGAAGACAAATGGAATCATTTTATCGATAGCCTCAGATACGGAGTTTATACTAAACTAGCAAGACCTAATTATGGAAAGTACGCAATCAGGTAAGACTTGTAGGTTTTGTAAAATACCTATGACACCTACTGGTTCACTACAAAATGGTTTTTATTTCTACTGTCCTAAATGCGGAAAAGTAGAGTTCTGGAAATAAGTAGATGCGAGAGTAGGATTCGAACCTACGACCTTTGGGTTATGAGCCCAACGAGCTGACCTCTGCTCCACCTCGCAATTAATCTATATTAAATTTTTATCTAGTAATTTCTTAGCTTCTACAAATTGAAATAAAAATCTTTTAAGGTTATAATTAATTATTTGATCTGCAGCTCCATTCAAGTCGTTTTCGTATTCAATATAATTAGCAAACAAATTATACCTGTATTCTAATAAGTCATTATCAGTTTCTTTTAATAATAATTCTAAGTGAGATAATGCTTCTTTGTGTGACATAATAAAATCTATTAAATCAGTTTTTCCTTGTTCTGTGTAATCTTGGTTTAATGTTTCGAAAGTTTCTATGTTTTAAGTTATATGCCTTATGGCTTATTATTTATAGTACAATGATAAGATTACGATACGAACAATAAATTCGTTTTATATATTATTTGGTAATGTGAATAACTTTTAGTAACTTTATAATATAATAAGTAATAGCTGCCACGAGGGTAGCCAACTTGCACCACGCTAAAGTAACTAGATACGGATATAGACACTAGCCAAATAGGTAGAGAGCATTAAAGACCGAGCACAAGTACTGAGCAGCTTTACTTTTTAATTAACATATTATGAGAAATAAAACTAAATGTGACAACTGTAAAAAACTAAACGACCCAGACAACTTTTTATGCGAGTACTGTGGGTTTGATTTTGACTTACAATTATTATATAACAAATGGGGTCTTCCCGAACTAACACAAAAAAATTAATTATGCCTATATCAAACGAAATATTCGAGCACTTTAGAATCCAGGAAAGAGTAAAAAATATTAAAAACGCTATTGATCTTTTAAGGTTTCACGGTTATACTATAGTAGACTTAGAAGGTAAAATTATTAAAAAAGAAATATAAAAATTATGAACAGAGAAAAATTAGATAACTTTTTAAGCTACTGGGCAGGACTAGTAGTTCAATTTACAGCTATAGTATTTGCTTTTACGTTTTGTACTGTAACTGTTATGACTTGCGTAAAACTAATACATAATGTTTTTAACTCCTTATTTATATCGTAATGACTAATAAGGAATGGTTTTATCATAATAAAATTAGAGCTATGAGACAATATAGAAGTAACCAGGGCAGAAGCCCAAAAAGAGAAAAAACAATTTTTCGAGTATTAAAGACTGCAATTATAGTTTTTGTTTTGATAGTGTTGTATTTCGTAATAGCAGGATAGGATACACTGTAATTCCAATATTTTGGTAAGTTAGTTAAGTTGTTTAAATTAGGGTGGTCGAAAGGCTGCCCTTTTTTTTGTTTAAAATAATTAATTTTTACGTTATATAAGTATATGGAAATAAATGTTAAAGTACCGACTAGAATGCAAGACATAACTCTAGACCAATACCAAAGGTTTCTAGAAGAATGTTCTGACGAAAATTTAACTGAAGATATTATAGCTCTTAAAATGCTAGAAATATTTTGTGGTTTACCTAGTGATAATTCTTTAAAGCTAAAAATGAGTGATGTGTTTAGTATCTGTGAACAGATTAATAAAGCACTAGATGAAAAGCCTCAGCTTATAAGTAGATGGCGTTTTGATAATATGGAATTTGGTTTTATTCCTCAGTTAGACGATATGACTTTTGGAGAGTATGTAGACGTAGATACTTATATAGTAGACTGGCAGCAAATGCATAAAGCTATGTCAGTTTTATATAGACCTGTATTACAAAACTATAAAGGCAGCTATGAGATAGAAGAGTATAAAGGAGACACTTACTGGGAAGTAATGAAACGTATGCCACTTAATTTAGTAATGGGGTGTATGCTTTTTTTTTGGAGTTTAGAAAAGGACTTAATGAAAGTTATGAGGAGCTCTTTGAACAATCCGAAGACGCAGATTTATCAAGAGAAGCTAACTTCAATGTTAAGTACGGATGGTATCATTCTATCTGGAGACTCGCAAAAGAAGACGTGACAAAACTAGATGAGGTTACTAAGGTTAATTTCCATAAATGTTTAAGTGCATTAATGTATATAAAAGAAAAAAATACTGTACAAGTATCTAAAATAAAAAAGAGATGAGTAATAAAAGAGGAATAAGAAGTTATTATTTAATAATGGAAAAACTAGAACAACAGCTTCTAGAAAGTCCTTTTGTTAAGACAGTTACATTTGGAGACATATCTCAAGTAGATTTAAGAAAGCAAACTATATTTCCTTTGTCTCATATCATAATGAATAACGTAGTTCAGAGCGGACAAGTAATGACTTACAATATGACTATACTCTTAATGGATATAGTAGATATAAACAAAGCAATAGTAGTAAACCAATTTACTGGCAATACAGACGAAATGGATATTCTTAATACTCAGCTAGGAGTAGGCAATAGACTCGTAGAACAAATGAGATCAGGACAACTATTCAACGATATGTACCAAGTAGATACTGACGTAACTTTTGAACCTTTCTTTGATAGATTCGAAAATGAATTAGTAGGATGGGCTATGAATGTAAACATAACTGTAGAAAATGATATTTATATATGTTAGCAGAAGTAAATAAAATACTAGAAGCGTTTGCTTTAAACGTAGTATCTGCAGCTAAAAACAACTTAGCAAATAAAGGTAATGCAAATGGAGACTTGTATAATAGTTTAGATTTTAAAATTTCAGAAGTTTCTGACAATATAGAACTAGATTTTGAAGCTACTAATTATGCTACGTTTTATGACTTAGGAGTCCAGGGAGCAGCTCCTTCTAAGATGCCTCCTAATTCTCTAAAGAGATATAACAAAGCTCCTATGAGTCCTTATAGGTTTGGAACAGGCTCAGGAAAAAAAGGAGGATTACGTGGAGCTATAGACAAATGGGTTATAACAAAAAACCTTGACAACGTAAGAGACAAAAAAACAGGAAGATTTTTACCTAGAAAAAGTATTGTATTTCTAATAACTAGAAGTATATACTTAACAGGATTACAAGCTAGTAATTTCTTCTCAGCACCTTTTAATAAATATACTAGAGAACTAGAAGCAGATTTAGAAGACGCACTAGGAAGAGATATAAAATTAGCTTTTGAAAGTATAGATTCAAGTAACGAATTAATAATAACAATATCATAATGGCAGCAATAGCATTAAGAAGTCCACAATATAAATCATTAACAGCAGGAGCAGCTTCAGTTTATGCTTTATGTACAATAAAAATAGGAGGAGTTTTAAAATATACATTAAGAAAAGAAGCAGCACCATCACAAGTAGTAGTTTTTGAAATAGCAGAATTATGCAGAGATTTTTTAGATGCTGGTTTCGATGGAGATTATTCTCCTGCAACACCTGTTCAGACATTAACAATAGAAACCGAAATCAATTCTTATGATAGTTCTACCCCACCAAGCATAACTGCAAGTACACAGGCTATTAACGATATAGGTTACGATGCTTACGGAACATTTATGGAGGGGGCAAATCCTACCGTTGTTCCATCAGTTCCAACTTGGTTAATTAGTAAAAACCCTAACAATACAGGAATAAATGATATTTTTTATATTTATGTTCCTTATAATGTTTCAGGTTATGTTCCTTATATAAATACTAACAAAACACTGGGTTATCAATCTTATGGCTCTGCAGATTTAGATATTGTAGGTAGTCCTGCAGGAGTTAGAATGAATATAGTAAGAATAGACTGTACTAAATACGGAGAAGGTCATAAAATTACATTTGTAAATAAATTTGGGGCATTACAAGATTTATGGTTTTTCTTAAAATCAGTTAATACTACTACAAAAAAACAAGATCAGTTTCAAAGAAATATTATAAACGGAACTACCTATAACGTTAATCAACATACTAAACAAGTTTTTAATACTATTGCTAATACAAGTATTACTTTAAGTTCAGGCTATTATCCTGAATGGGCTAATCAATTTTTTGAACAATTATTGTTATCGGAAAAAGTATGGCTTACAAGACCAGTATCGACAAATCCAAGTAATGAGGAAGTAGTACCTGTTAATGTTAAAAAAAGTAATATGGTAAAAAAGACAGTATTAAATAATAAACTAATAGAATACACATTTGAATTTGATATGTCCTTTGATTATATAAACAATATTAGATAATGCAAAAACTTCAACTATATATTAGTGGTCAAAGAATAGATTTATTTAAAGACGAACAAGTTTCTTTTAACCAGTCTATACAAAACATAAAAGACCCTGCAAAGATATTCACAGAGTTTACTCAAACTTTTACAGTACCTGCTTCAAAAGTTAATAATATATTATTCCAACATTATTACAATTATGATATTGTTGATGGTTTTGATGCAAGAGATAAAAAAGAAGCATTAATTGAATTAAATAATATTACATTTCAAGAGGGTTATGTAACATTGACAGGAACAGAATTAAAAAATAATCAAATCTATGCTTATAAAATTACATTCTTTGGAAAGACAGTAAACTTAAAAGATGTTTTAAGAGATGATAAACTTGCAGCGTTAAGCACTTTAAATCAATATAGTCTAGATTATGATGCAACAACTATTAAAGCAAGGTTACAATCCTCATCAGGACCTATATTATGCCCATTAATAACATCAGGAGAAAGGAGAGATGATATTAATTTTTCAAGATTATATTATGATTCACTAACACATCAAAACAAAGAAGACGGAAATCTATATTATCCAACTACAGGGACAGGAAATCATAAACACGGTGTTTATTGGGAAGATTTAAAATATGCTATTAGAGTTTATGAAGTAATAGAAGCTATACAAAGTACTTATGATATTGATTTTACTGATAATTTTTTTAATGATACAAATGCAGAGTTTTATAATCTTTATTTATGGCTTCATCGAAAAAAAGGAGATGTACAACCTGCATCACAGATAACATTTTATCCGACCGAGGTAACAGGTTTTCCTATTTCATCACAAACTGAAACTACAATGTTAGGTGGTTCAGCTCTAGAAGTTTATAATTCTTGTAATCCTTATTCAGGTATTTCTTGTTTACCTAACGGCAATACATCTTTACCAACAATACAAACTGAATTAGTTTTTATAAGGCAAGACTCTAATCCAACTCCTTATAATA